TCTCGCGGTGCGCCACGATCGACGCCGCCACCGGCTCGTATTGCTTGAGGGTTTCCGGCAGGGGGATGCCCTTGTCGACGCGCACCTCCAGGGCCTTGTGAACCCTGAGCCCCCACTGGGTGGCGTCGGTCTGCGGCTCCTTGACCTGCTTCGATACCCGCGTCAGGTAGTACCTGCGGGGGCACGTCTCGAAGGCGTCGAGCGCCGAGTATGACCAAGCGACTGGTTTCATCTCACGCCACCCTATCGGAGAGAGCCAGATATCCAATACCATCCACGACGCTGTCTCGGTGCCCGGGACTCTTGGCGAGCCGGGCGATCTTCAGAAGTGCCATTAGGTGACTAATATCCTTGGGTGTTAGCTCCCTCTCCAACCCACAGGCTACGGACAGGTAAGCACTCCACATCCTGGCTGTGCAGGTGAAGTTCTCCGCCGCAGACCCGTAAGCATCCTGGCGGTCGCCGTCTATGAGCTTGGATGCTTCTTCTAGCACACAAGGGAATAGTTCAAATTGCTTAACCATCACTGGCCCTCTTTGCTCAGTGCCCACGCAAGCGCAAGCGCAAAAACAATAATGATGGCCCACACAACGATGATGCCTGCTATTCCGTCCATGATCTGCCCCCGTTTTTGTATGTTGTTATGCTAACATATTCGTTCTGTTAGCTCAAGAGGCTGTCTTCAAATACTGAAGGACTCGGATCGCCACCGCCTCAGCCGACCGCATGGTGCCGAGCGCTTCGGCAACTTCGCGCCACTCCTTGCCCTCCGCACGCAGGGCTGTCGCCCTCTTAATCTCAGCTCCGGTCCACTCTCTGGACTTGCCGTTCCTCCTGCGGGTGGCGTCAGCCTGCTGCCGGCTCTTTACCCGGCGCTCCTGAGCTTCGTCAGGTTGGATTGGTGCCCTCAGACTTTCGTCTTCCAGCATTACCGCCAGATCGACAAGGCTGATCTCGATCTGATGCGCCAGCATCATGATCTGCACCGGGAAGCCCTCATCCTCGTCGGCGATCTGGTCGACCGTGTGGCGCGCATTGCACACGCGCCTGAGCATGTTCTTGTATTCCAGTCTCGACTTCATAACTTCTTCCTCTGTCTCTCGTTTGCAATGTTGGCTTCGAGCTTCTGATCGATAGCATCCCAGAACTCCGCTGTGCGTTTGTTCCGCTGCTCCCAGGTCAACTCGCCCAGACTCTTTAGGAACTTGTCCTTGTGCTCGGCCCACCGGCCCTGAAGGCCCTTCACATATTTGTCCCTGGTAGTAGCGTCCATCTCCCCGTGGAGTAGCTCCTCGAGCTCGATCGCCTTGGCGATCCTGGCGCGCCTCTGCGCCATCAACTCCCGTTGGTAGTCCACCCGCCGCTGCTTGGGGAGTAGCTTGCGCTTCTCCTCTACATACTTTAGTAGCCTATCGAACGTCTCCCGGCTCTCCAACCCGATATCTAATAGTGTATTTAGGGGAGCTAACCGTCCAGCATATGCCATGGGGTAGGTGTCGTAAGTGTCGAGCAAGTCGCAAAGTTCCTTAGCGACTCTGGCGTAGCGCTCACATCCAATCAGGAGGTTTACCGCTTCCACAACCTTGGATTTGTCCATCACCATATCGGCCACTCGGGGGCTGTTGATTTTGTTTAACGTACAACATGTTTGTTAGCTTGTCTTGTGAACTTTTTGTGGCACGCCGTGCGGATTATACCTACGCGCCGATGCCCGGCTTCGACGTGCCGCACGGCGTTTCCTGTTAATTAGCTTGCGCAACAAGGCCCAAGCCTCATGATCGTTAACAAGATCGACGAGGTATGCCAATGAGCCTGGAAGCCACCCCTTGTTCCCTTGCCGGTGGTAGATAGAGACGGCGATAGTTAGCCGTCTCCAGGTCTCGTTATCTGCCGCGGTGGCGTAATCCAGGAACTCCGTGCTCGTCCTCAAACGAAAGTGCATCGACTCCGCCTCCACAATAGATGTCGTATTTGCACGCCACCTCAACAGCCTGGATGGCGTTAGCCCCCATTGCCAGCGCACCATACGCGAAGTCTCGGCCGGTGCCTTCGGCGAACACAGTGTCTTCGTAGGTCAAGGGATAAGGCGTGTCCTCGAACTTGACAACCGTGCCGTTCCTGTTGATAACCCATAGCGCTGTGGTCTGTCCCTCTGGGTCTCTGGGTAGCGTAGGGAACTCCTTGGGATCGCAGCCGCCCATCACCCAGGAGCGTAACGCTTCCAGCGTTGTCCGGGTTCCAGCCCCCCCGAAGATAATGTCCCCGTGGCGATAGATTTTAGTCATGGTACGCTGGAGCGTTCCACAGACTGCCAGCCTATCCGCTGCAAGCGTCTTGCCGTCCCAAGCCAGGACCGTCATGACCTGCTCTCGCCGGTAAGCTCCTTGAGCTTGGCCGCGTGTTCGTTCAGGTAGTCCCCGACTTTGTAGTATGGGTGCATGTTGAGGAACACCACCATGTCCCATAGGAACTCCACCTTCGCTTCGAGTTTGGCGAGTCGCGCCTCCTCGTCCATGGCGGCGGTTAGCGGTTTGCGTGCCATTACTCAGGGTCTCCTTCGCAGCCTGCGTTATTCTCGCCGTAATCGCCTTCCGTCCCGTTGGACTGGTCGGCGGGCTCTGGTTCGGATGTTGGTTCCGGGTCTGGGTCGTGCCACATTGTTAGTTCTCCTTTCGTTGCACTGTGAATATGTTGACAGTCTTGCACGTCTCCAGCAGTGAGAGCGTGCAGTGGTAAAGGTGTTGCGACCGATGCCATGTCGGGGGCTCGGCCGATAAGAGAAACGCAGTAACAGACAACGCTAACATTCTTGCCACTCCCTCAGCTGTCCCCAGGTCTTTCCGAGCTTCGCGTCGACGGGGAAATCGATCGGAAGCTTGACGCCCCACGCGCTGTCGTAGGGCAGGTTGGACAAGAGATGCTTGACGTCCCGGGCAGCTGTCTCCGCGTACTGGTCCGGCACGACGATGAAGATGCCGTCGTGAAGCTCGAAGTAGAACCGGCCATCGACGCGCGGCAGGTAATCCCTTAGTACCTTAAGCGCCAGATACTTCTGGTCGGCACCTGAGCCCTGGACAGGAAAATTGATCGCCGTGCTCTCCGCATCCCACTTGTAATCTTCGTATTTCTCCACGGGCTGCCCCGTCGCAGGGTGCGGCGTCACGTCGGTAATCCTGGTCCACGTGTCCACCTTGCCCGTCCACACTCGACGCCCGGCCTTAGTCTCGACAAAGCCCTCGGACTTGGCGCGCACGACCTGCATGTCCCAGTAACGTCCCACCCCTGGATAAGTCGTCCGGTAGGTGGCGTGGATCGCCTTCGCTTCCATCGGTGACATAGTAAGGTTGTAGCTTACCCGCGCCACCCGCATAAGTGTGTTAGGAGATGTGCGGTACTGCAGCGACAGGTTCGCCACCTTGCCAAGCTGCCTGAGCTTCTTGAAGTAGGCATATCTCTCGTCCAACGGATCGTGCAGCAGCTTCCGCATCATGTTGTAATCTTTGCCGCCGATCTTCGCCCCCATGTAAGCGTGCGCATCCTCGCCCGTCTGGCACAGGCTGAGCATCGTCGTGTCGCGGGACAGTACAGCCATCCACCGGAACTCCTGGCCGGCGAAGTCAAACTCCAGGAGCGTGTACCCCTCGGGCGCTTCGATCAGATCGCGGAACTCCGGGTCACGCTTCATCTGGTGGATCGCAAAGCCGGTGGGCCGCTCGTTCTTCCCCTTGAGTATCTTGGACGAATAGGTCATGCGTCCCGTGTAAGTGGCGAACACCCGAGCGTTCGGACGCACCCGCCCGTCGCCGTTGTAATCCAGGGATAGCTTGACGCCCTCGGCGAACTTGGTTCGCAGGTTCTTCGCCTCCCGGTAGTCGTTGAGGAGCTTCGCGCGTGGGTCGGTCATCGCCAGTTGGCTCAGCACATCCCGATCGGTGGAGAGTTGCCCCTTCTCTGTTAGCTTGTTGGGCATCAGTCCCCAGTCTCCGTAGAGCAGCTTGCGCAGCTTCACCGTAGAGTTGAGGGCATCCCGCTCGACACTCTCAGCACCGGGCTGGAACCGCAGCGTCACATACGCAAGGTTCGCCGCATCCTCCAGTTTCTTGGTGAGCACTTCAGCAGCCTCGCGGTTGGCGACAAGCCCCTCGACGTGAGCCTCCGCCACCAGAGGGAGACACTCGGCTTCGATCAGTGCGTTAGCAACTTGGCGCTCGTCGAGAACGCTCACGTAGAACTGCGCCAGCTTCAGGGTTAGCTTAGCGTCGAGCTTGTTGTACTCCAGCAGCTGCTGAAGACCCACCGGGTCGTCGGTGTCGAACTCGATATCCTTCTCATAGTTAGCATACTGAGGCAGGTACGTTCGGACGGCAGCCTTCAGGCTGTAGGACTTGACCGAGTCTCTACTCCACTCAGGACTAGCAGTCAGGTGTCGCCATAGCAGCATGGCGTCGAGCCACTTACACTCGAAGACTTCCTCACGCAAGCCGAGCGCGATCAACCAAGCTGCATCGAAGGGTGTGTTCCAACCTATGATTGTAGTCTCGGTGCGCGCCATCTCGCGGAGCCACTTGCGAAGCCACTCGGTGGAGGGGTTAAGCCGGCCCACCGTCATCTTGTCGGAGGCGATCGCGGCCGACGTCAGCCACGCCTCTCCGGTCCTGGCGCGGAACGGCTGCAGGGCATAGCCTACGTCGATGCCCCTGGTCTCGACGTCGAAACCAACTAACTTGTTAGTTGCCTCATAGACTATCGCCATAGCCATGGTCCCTCGCAAGTGTTAGCAACTGCTCGTTAGTCATTACGCCGAGCCCCTCGACGTAGTATTGGCCCGCGCCCTTGTTAGGCAGTCCCTGCTCCTGCCCCCATGTGCGCCACTGATCCAGATATATGTCGCAGCGGTGCACGTTCGAGTAGAACATTCTCAGATAGTCGGCAGCCGCCGACACTTCCTCTGGGGCGCAGTACCTCACGGCATGTATTTTCTTGACTTGATCGGTGGAGAGCTTGAGCTTCTGCTTCGGAAGCGTCCTGATGCCTGTGGCGTCCACCCATCTCTTGATGACGATGCGACCAACTCCATAGTGCCACGCCAGCTTGTTGCTCAGCATAGTCGGTGCCAACTCGGCCCAGTCAGGCGGTGGCGGAGGGTTGGCGATGTAGTCTTCCATCTCGGTGTCTCGGAGCCACTTGTCCAAAGTTCTCCGCCCTACGCGCCACCGGGCGGTTAGCTTGTTGTAACTGACGCAGGGCATATTCTTTACGATCTTGACGAAGTCCTCGGGCATAGGGCGGCCAACAACTGGCATGGTACGTACTCTTAGTTGGTTAAATGATTTAACTCGGGGGCGAATGCCGGGGCGCAACACACCCCCCGGCCGGTGGCCAGATCAGATAGGCCCTATGGAGAAAGCCCACCCTCTGACTGCACGGTGATATTTGAGACTCGGTGCCCAACCCAGTCACCTTGTCTGTCGCCTCTCGAACCGGCTTGGCGACGCCGGGCGAACCACACCCAGCCAGTTAATTCTGCATCAGTATAACGTCACCCCACGGTGCCCTGCCTTTCATGGTGCTAACCCAGAGGACAGGATACCCTGGATCGTCTCCGAAGTCATTACAGCACAAGTCGGTCAGCACCACCGCGCACTCGGGCTCGATGCCTTCCTGTGCAAGGTGGAGGAAGATGGGCGAGAACGCAGTGCCGCCCGTGCCGTTTGGCGCGATGACAAGCTCCTCGTCTGCTGGGAACCGATCGTGCTTGCACACCTCGCTGTGGAAGTAGACCACGTGCAACATGTCGGGCAGCATGTCTTCCTTGATCGCTCGCAACTCGGCCGCAAACTCGTCGATCTCTTTTGATGCGATAGACCCAGAGCAGTCAACCGCCACCACGATCTCGCCGAGACGCTCGCCCGACAAGCCGGGCAGGTACAGGTTCTCGGCCAGGAACCGCCGCTTCGGCCGCGCATAGGAACGATCGATCTTAGCCTGCTTGTTGACGAACCGGCGCAGCGCCGCGCGCCAGTCCACCTTCGGCTTGAGCACCTCACTAACGAACCGCTCCAGGCTTGAGCCCAGACGTCCGCACATCTTCGCCGCGTTAGCAGCTTGCTGCACGGCGATCTTCCACTCGCTCTCAGTTAGCGTCTGATCGGCTTCAGAGCCGCCAGCATCCTCGCAGTTGTCGAACTGATCGGAGATGTCGGGCAAGCCGCCTTGCTTCTCATACTCCTCCCTGAGAAGCTCGTAGACGCCCTCGGTGGTGCCGCCACCGGCCTTGACCTTGGCCGGGTCATGCAGCCCACCCTCCGGCATCGAGCCGATGTTCTCTTTGATCAGCATGTCGTTGATGATGTAATCGCCAGCAATGTTCCACAACACCGGGTGGCGCTCACCACGCCGCAGCATGTGCATCAGCATTGGATGCCCCACCTCGTGGCACAGGACGAACATCGTCTCATCGAGCGTGCACTTCTCGACGAACTCAGGATGCCACTTAATGTACTTGCCGTTCGTGCACATGGTCGGGGGGTTGATCGTGGCGTCTTCGTACATGGGCATGTTGCAGATCAGCGACGCAAAGAACGGCTGCATCATCACAAGTTTCGCTTTGGCTTTAGAAATTTTATCTTTGTTAGCGAGGGTCATATCTCTGTCTCCATAATGTTAGCATACTAACACCTTTGTTAGCATGTGTCAACTGTGGGCGGCGACAATCATGAGGTACGCGGCCTTAGCCGCGTCCAGGTCTTTATAGGGTCCCGAGAGTTTGGGAGGGTACATTAGCGAGTTCCCCTTCGGGCCGCGCCGGTCCACGACGCACCAGTGCTTGCGGCGGGACATGACCTTATTGACGCGCTCGATGAAGATGTTGCGCGTCTTGTTGGTGCTCTTCCCCGCCACCTGCTCGGTGCCGTCTCGGTGGTTGACATGCCACCACCCATCGTCGACCCACTGGGCACTTATACTTTTGCTGTTGCCCCACATAGCGTGCGCTCTGCGCTTTGGGTCCGCCATCAGTACGCTCTCCTGGCTGCACAGATTAAGAGATAAGCCGCCTGGGCCGACTTAAGGTTTGGGAATGGGCCAGCCAGAATTGGTTCACGTTCTTTCTCGGAAAAGTCTTTCCGTATAGTGTACTTGCCTCTCCCATCACAAAAGATAGATAGTGCACCTAATTTCTCGTTGTCTTGCGTGTACCACCGCTTACCTCCGTTGTCATCCTGTTTGATCCACTCCTGGCCCATCAGTACGCCCCCATGAATGGACCCATGCGGGCCATGATGTCCTTCATCTTGTCGGCCACATCCGCCTTGACACTCGGGTTCCGGCGAAGGTCATCGACGTCGTAGTCGCACAGGTGGCGCTCCACCTCGTTGCGCATGTGCTCCAGGTTCGGATCGTCCGCGATGTTAAGCGACGGCAGGAGCCGGCACAACTCCCGAGCATTGTCCAGTAGACTATTGCGGACGCCTGTGTCCGGGTTGGAGAGTTGCTTGTGAGCCCGGCTCACCAGATCGTAAATGCGCCCCCAGGCTTCCTTCATGGCGCGACCCTGGGACTCCATGACCTTCTCCTCGATTTGCCGTCTGATCTTGTCGGTCTCCTCCTCGGACAGCTGCACGCGCCAGTCCGCCGCGTCAGGCACCGGGTAGAACGACACGTCCATCCTGAACTTCTGCGCCACGTCGTCGGGGTGCGGGTAGTCGTCGGTGTGGTATAGCCCGTTGAGCGCCATCTGCGCCTCGGCGCGCAGCAGCGGATAGTCCGCCAGGAAATTGGAGACGTAACGGTCCCACACCGACTTGTGGCGCGACATGATCTGGGTGAACCCGATATACCCATCGGCCTTGAGGATGCCCATGCCGTCGAGCCACGGCAGCGTGAGCTTGTAGTAGTCCGTGCGGATGGTACCCGCCAGGAGGAATATCTTTCGGAGCGAGTCAGCACCGGGCAGGAGGTGCTTGTTCACTCGTGCGACGCCATCGGCCGCGCCGTGCTTAGCCGCCACCTCCGCGGACTCCGCGCGGTCATATTTGCGTGCCGTCCACTGGCTGAGGTTGAGCGAGACGAGCAAAGCTTTGTTAGCAAGTGAGGTCATGGGGGTATCTCCTGTTAGTAAGATTATTCGGGTTGTTCGTTGTGCAGCCAAACCCAAGCTTGTACCCAGACGCCATCTTCGGCCACGGAGAATCCTGCGTCATCGTCGATCTCGATGTTATTGTCCGAACAATAGGCATACTCGTCACGAGCACGTTCGATTAACGCCGCCTTCTGCTCGTCGGTGAGTCCATCGGGTGCTTGCTGCTTACGCCACATCTCAAAGGCTTCCGCCTCTTTGTCGGTCATTTCAATAAGGGGCATGTCTCTCTCCTGGTTAGCGGTAGGTGCGGCGGAACGTCTCAAGCACAGGCTTGTCCGCAATGATGTCGGCCAGCTGCTTGTTGTGCTGGTGGAACTCGGGGATGGTGCCGAGCCGCTCCAGGACTTCCTTGCGAAGCAGCGTGAGCGAGGCGCACTGCCATCCGTAGAGGGCTAGATCTCGGCCGTGATTACCGGACCTCCGTTCGTAATGGTCGCGCCAGCACACGGGATCGGCCAAATCGTAGAACTTCTGCCGCACGTCGCTCAGGTCTATGAGTTCCTTGACGATCTCGGAGTAGAAATTAAACAGGTCGTGCTTTACAAAAGCCATTTCGCTGTACCTGCTAATTATCGCAGGATGGTTGAGCCCATACTTGCCCGCTACATGCTTGAGTATCTTCGCCACATACCCGTCACCGATGATGCAGCCGGTCTCCGCGGAGTTGTGCACCTTCTTGAACTGCGCAGGCGTCAGGTCTCGGAAGTCGATCGTCTGTACGACCTGGGTTTGAAAGCAATTGTGGTGGTCGATCGATAGTTTCATGCTTGGTCTCCATGGGGGTTAAATGATTTAACTTTCGGGTGTCCGAACTTTCGATAACGGTAACGCACTGTGTGGTAGCAAACGCCAAGTTCCGCAGCCCACTCGTTGAGGTTTTTGCCATCCGCCACCATTGATTTTCGGTGTGGATGTGGCGATCCATGTCGATCTATTCTCTTTCGGATCGCAGTGTATGTGGTGCCTAACTCGGCTGCCCACTCTTCGTAGGATTTACCATCAAACCATACCAGCGGTCGGCCCGCTCTCGCCGCGGACATCCTGCCCTTGGATGCCTCCGAGTGTGGTACGCCAAGCGACCCAGGACCGCCAGACACGTTGTAAAGCCGCTCGCCCCGCTCTCTAGCATCTCGGATCGCCGCGATTTCTGCGTCGCGCAACTGGTCATCGGGAACTTCGTGAAGCACACGCCACTCGAAGTTGTCAGCCCCATACTCGCGAAGCGCCCAATGAAACGCGATACACCTGACACCTTTGCGCGCCTTGCACTCGTGAACCCAACGCCGATGGTTAATGGTTTGACGGGTCGCGCCTATATAGCTCGACCCGTTGGTTGTGTTAGTAGCTTTGTAGATGATGCCCATTGTGGCCTCCCTTCTACAAGCTAACATAGACGCGTAACATGCTAATTTCAAGAGTGGGCTATATTAGTACATCTTTTCCGCGGCGTATAGCCCACTGCGTGAACGCCTTTGTGTTCTGAAGCTCGGGCTTGCGACGGATGGCGTCCAGCAGGAGGAGCACGGAATATTCTGGCGGCATACGATTACTGAACGCCACGATCTGGTCGAGGTTATCCTCGGTGGCGCGGTGAGCCAGCGCACCCGACAGAGCGTAGAGAATGCTTGCCTCAGCCGGCACTGGGTAGGTGTCGCACTGTAAGATCACGGCGTCCGGGTTAGGCAGCTTGCGGTACATCTTCACAAAGCTCTGGAACTCCACCGCTGGGCCTTCGCCGACATACCCCTTCGTTACCTCGAACTCGGCGTCGACGGGCAGCATGTTTTCGTCGATCATGTTCAGCATGTCGTTGACGCCCTCCGACCAGACACGCGGCGTCGGGTTCACGTCACGGTTGGGATCGAACTCATGCAGCAAGCCGGGCCGGAACCGCACGAAAGACACCACCTCCGGCCGACGCTCGTTGTCGAGAGCCCACCTGCACCAGTCATCGAGATGTGCCTCAAGCGTCAGGTTGCACATCCTGTTCCTGAGATGCGAGAGGATGCGGTTAGCACCTGCCCGGTGCGCGGTGCCGTTGCCAGTGGAGATGAAGCTAACGCGGTCATGCAGTGGGACGCCATACGACTCCCGCTCTTGCATGAGGTTAGCAAGTGTCTTCTGGATGGAGTTGTCGGCCTGTGGAAGCTCATCGATGAACACCACCACATGCTGGCCCTCGCGGTAGTCGCCTTCGAGCGGAAGCCACCCGGCACGAGCGAAGTCCAGTCTCCCGTCTTCCGAGCGGAACGGCAGAGCCAAGTCTTCAGGCTGCATGGTCGGCCCGTGCTTAAAAACAACGCAGTAGTCAGGCCCAAGCTCGCGGATGACTTGCTGGACGATCTGGGTCTTGCCCAAGCCCGGCGCACCCTCGACGTGGGTGTTCTTGCCTGCCGGGATCATGGCCTTGAGGGTGGCTTTGAGAGTGGAAGCACGCATGTCTGTCTCCTGTTGGTAGGTTTGGGGGTTAAATGGTTTAACTGTTGGGGTGGCGACACTGGGCCGCTCTCCCATTGTGTTAGTATACTAACACATCTGTTAGCTTAAGTCAACAGGGCGAGCAAAGCTCGCCAGTTAGGCGCGGAGAACGCGCCTATGCAGCTAACAGAAGAAATATAATAAGCCAAAACAAAATCCCTAAAACCGCCACCAGTGCGATGCCTTGGCAACCCTTCAAGTCTTCCTGTGACATTTTAGTCCTCCATCCGTAAGAGTGTGATCGCGACGTGCGCGGAGAGCGGGAAGGCGAGCGCGAAGCCCGCCAGGAACCCCAGCCAGAGACTGGCTCCGTCGATCATCGGGACGAAGTCCCCAGCTGCGCTAAATATCCAGGTCATCGTCCACCAGCTCGTTCGAGTAGAGATAGGCCCAGAGCATCCCAAGCGCGCTTGCGCCCCAGATGACCGCCACCGAGATGAGCGAGATTGTTATCCAAGACATAGTGTTTTCCTTTCTTTAGTGATTCCTTAGTATGCTGCCAATGTGTTTATACGGTGTTAGGGTGAGTCGGCCCTCGCCGGTACATCTCTCCCACTTCAGGCATAGCTCGGGCTCTCCATCGCGTCGTCGAGTTGCGGCCAGAGCTTTTGAGGGACTATGTCCCTCATGCCGTTGTCATTGTCGAGCCCGTAGAACCCCCAGCACGAGTCAACCGTCTCCCAGGCATCATCGTCCAGGTCGTCTTCCTCTTGGCCCTCCTCAAGCGTGGCTTCCTGTATCTCCACGCCCCACACGTCGCCGTCGGCCCACAGCTTGAACATCTCCACCTCGGACTCCATAGCCTGCTGAGCGTTCGCCCAGTCCACGCCGAGCTTCGCGCAGAGTTCTGGGGTTGTGTGGGCGATGTAGTTCTCGCTGCTTGTCGAGAACTCGTGGACCTTAAGCTCGGTGGCGTCGAGCAGCGCCACCCACTGGTCGAGGATGTCTTTGTCGTACAGGTCCGGGTCATCGGCACCAGCCGCGTATGACAGTTTGCAGGCTGCACGCCACCCGTCCGTCAGCGTCACCAAACGCATCAACTCCTCCTCCGCAGTAAGGCGTAGAAACTCGTAACTTCGCGATCTGAGGCACACGATCTCGCACATCAGGTCCCTGTCTTCGCGGGGGTCTTCGGGGTAGTGGTCGGGTCGCACCCTCACGCGGGTTAGTTTTTTCATATCGGGTTCCATAGTGTGTTAGCTGGTTAAACGATTTAACCGACGCGTTCCCAGGCATAAGGGAACCACGGCAGCGATGTTTCTACGCCTATGCGCAGAATAAGGAAGCTGGTATCTACTAGCGAGTCGTGCCGTACTTTCGTAACGAGCACCAAGTCGCCGGGCTGAAGCCCTGGCCGCCTTGCGCCAGCGAGCCTTCTGTAGACTTCTCCGACTTTTGGCATAGGTGGGAGTTTGGTGGGGGTTGGCATGGTTTTACGCTCCCCTAGCCGACGCCCAATGCGCCTTTAGATCAAAGCCAGGAGACGCCACCTGAGCCCGCGTCGGAAGCGTCCGCAGATAACCAGCGAACCGCCCATACACATGCGGGCGCTTAGCTAAGAGAGCCTCAAGGTCTTCCTTGACAAGCGGATTAGCCTCGCATGTGACCAGGAACATAAAGTCTTCATTCGTGCAGGCGATATCCCGCGCAGCGATCTCGTACATTTGTTTCTGGGTGAGTGCCATAAGCTTGTTTCCCTCTTTCCGATTATGTCAGGTATCCCGGCTCCGCCGTGATCCTGATTATGTTAGTATCCTAACATTTTCGTTAGCTTATGTCAACCCTCTGTTAGTGCGCTAAGAGCAGCCGCGTAGCGGCGCTCTTAAGAGCAGCCGCGTAGCGGCGCTCTTAAGCAGCGAGCTTGCTCGATGTGTTAATGGGCGGGCTATCTGACTTGTTCCCACCCAAGAGCGGCAAACCACCGATCCAGCGTGGCCCTCTTGCCAAGCCTGAGCAGACTCACCTCGTACAACGTCACCTCGCAGATCGCCCCACCGTGCGCTGGGGCGATCAGGTCCTGGTATAGGTCCTCGACGAGCGCCATGTCGCCCGCTTGCACATGCACCGTCTCGTAGATGAGCGCCTCGTGGTGAGCCGCCACATTGACGAGGTGTTGACGTGTCGCACGTATCAGCGTGCCTTTCTCCCAGGGTGGGGAGCTGTAGGGACTCGTGGTCATGTCGTCTCGACTCTGGGTATCCGCTTCATCTGTCTATACCGCCGCTTCGCGGCCGGTCAAGGCGCATGGCCCTGGCGACTGCCTCGTCTACTAGCTGCTTAAGGGGCGGTCCTTGCTCTTGCTTGCGCTTGATGGTGGCGAGCTTGCGCTCGATCTTGTCTATAACACGCTGGGGACGCCACCGCTCCTCCCGCATCCGGTTCTTGAGTCTCATGATCTCATCTCGGGGGGTCCACGCCACAACCTCGGGGATCAGCGCCACCGAGGCGTTAGCCAAGTGAGAGTGTGCTGGGTGGGTTTCCGAGGCGAGTTTACGAAGGCGGAGGAAGGTGTATTGCTCAGGGAGAACGCCTTTGGCGGGCTGCCCCTTGGTGAGTTGCTGGAGGTACTCTATCACGTCTTGGGGAAGATATTTGGTCTGGGGCCGGCGGCGCTTGCGCTGCTCTGGTGGGAGTTTAGGTCTAGGCATTGGTCAGACCTCCAATCAGATCGTGCAGTTTTTCTTCTTGCGACACCTCCGGCACAGCAAGACCTTCAGGCATCCTGATGCGCCAATTCCAGCCGTACTTCTTGAGCGCACCTCGCGCCACCTCTTGGCAGGGCTTCGGCAGGGTTTCCATGACGGACTCAAACCAATCACTAGCTGCCTCAGCCTCCGAACGCTTTGCAGCCTCAATGTACTGGCGTATGCGACGGTTTGACGCCAAGCGTGCAGGCCACGGGTCCACGTCAGAAGTCAGGAACTCTTCCTCTCCATACCGATAGTTCACGGAGTTGCCGTGGCATATACCGATTAGCTCCACCTCCTTGTGTAGAAGCTCCGGCCAAGCATAAGGCTCACAAAAAACAAGCTCCCCGTCCTGCCTACGATCATACTCCTCGAAACGTCTCGTCTCCCGGTTGCGCTTGAACAGACGGCCATCGCCTAGCGCCACCATGTCCTTGTCTTGAAAGTTAGATATCCGCTTACCGTCTCTAATAATATCTTTTTTCAGCAGCCCGTATGCTCTGCTACGAGTTGTAACTACTAGACCATCAGCTGCCAGCCGGGCTTTCTTAGCTGCCAGCTTAGCCGCAGTCTCAGCTTCAATCTGGCGGCTGCGCTGGAGAGAGTTCGCAGCTACAGATATATCGCGTATTGCGCCGTCTACATCTCTCTGCAACAATTGCCGCACAACATCTTTGACTTGGCAGCCCTGCTGGGCCGCTTCATACTCGATGATCTCCTGGAATGTTGGCATGTCAGTCCTCCAAAGTCTGGGTTAAATCGTTTAACCGTGCGGTGTCAGGTTGCGCCACCTGACGCTTGGCGTAGTCCTTTATGATATACGCAAGCTGCCTCGACATCGTGCGACCGTCGCGAGTGGCCAGACGCTTCAAGAGAAGGTGCTCACCCTCTGTAATAGAGAATATATACCGCGTCATCTGTTGTGACATCTGTTAGTACCTTTTTTGAGTACTTAGTGATATACGGGTGCAATACGCCACCGAGGCGTAAACTTGGGCAGAGGTATACGCTTGTCAATATGGGTGATATACGAAATGCACATTTCTATCTTTTGTTGGTGTTTTGGTGGTGTGCAACCGAAGCCGTGCACGGTGCTGTGCAGGGTTGTTTTGGTGGCGAATGCCTGCGGCTGTAAGGGTTTTTGGCCGTGCACGTTTTTCAGGGAGGTCATCGAGACTTAAAGGGCTCTATCTCTATCTCATGCGCGCTCTGTGGCGCGCACACCTAACCAGCACAGACATACATCCTAAGTCTTTCGATAGAAGAGTAAAATGTCAATAAAACCTACTACTACTATACTCTATTAAAAAGAATAATAATAATAACAAGGGTTTGTGGCGATTTTCGCCGTGCACGTCGGTGGCGCATGGTCGTTACTCGGCCAGCACAGCATTGATTTCACTACGAAATTCCTTGTTAGCATGTTTCGGGCCTTCCGGCCCGACTCCGGTGGCGTCCAAGAGAGCCCAATTATGGCGAGACGGTGACATTTCTAACGTTAGTTGTTGTGTTAAATTCTACACGCCCAAGTCGCGCCCTGAAGGTCTGACGCCCGCGGGCTACGCGCCCGCACCCCGCGTTCATTATAATGCTTAACTGACTACTGGGTTAAATGATTTAACTTGACTAACTGCCAGTTCAGTTAGCTGACTCAGTTATCAGATATCAGTTGACAGTTAGCTGGTCTTGTGCCATTGTTAGCGTGTTGCTGAATCAGTCAGCAACGAAACAACCCTATGGAGACAGTTATGGATATCACCCTCTTTGACCTGTTTTGGTTCGTTCTCGTGTGGGTGGGCGCAAGCTTTGTTTGCGCTTCCCTTTGGTCTTTCGTT